CTAAGCAAAAATTTATAACACGAATAGGACAGGACCCTTCAATAAATCGAAAAGTTGCCATACAATTGCCTCGTATGGGTTTTGAAATGACTGCCATAACATATGACCCTACTAGAAAATTAAATACAATGGGTCAAAGAGTTCATAAATCATATGTTGATGGTGCCCCGTCAATTAAAAAAATGTTCAATCCTGTACCTTATCTTTTTAATTTTTCTTTATTCGTTTTTGTTGATAATGCGGAAGACGGTACTCAAATACTTGAACAAATATTACCTTTTTTCACTCCAGAATTCACTACCACAATAAATGTATTGACCGAAATGGATTTGAAATTGGATGTTCCTCTAATTATCAATGGCGTAGGGAATGAAGATGTTTATGACGGAGATTTTTCTACTAGAAGAACAATAATATGGACAATAGATTTTACATTAAAAGGATACATTTATCCTGAAATAAAAAGTGGTTCTAAAATTATAAAATCGATAGACGTTTCTTTTAGGGACATGGATGCAAAAACAACTAGTTCAGGAGAGCTATATAATTTTGCACTTGAGAGTTCGACTAATTTTAGTCCACAATTTTTAAAGTTGGAAAGTAATACCGAAGGACAGCCAGGTACATTTTTACTTGAAAATAGTGCATCAGGATTATCTGCCGGTAACATTATAAGCAATGTTAATGTTACCGAGTTTGGAGGAGAAGGAGTTGACCAAATGGGTAGAGATGATGTGCAGACAACGGTAACGATTACACCATTTAATCCATACGCTGATTATAACGAGGATACAGGACAGTTTACACAATGAAAGACTTTGAAGACAAATTAAATGAGTTGTTGGAATTACCAACAAACATAGTTGAAAAACCTGCACCTGAAAGAATTAAGGTCGAGTCAAATAATTTAGATATTGAAAATGATTATCAATATGCTCGTGAAAATATCTACAATGTAATAGAACGTGGTCAAGATGCCATAGATGAATTGTTACAAGAAGCGAGAGATAGTGGTAATGCAAGGATGTTTGAAGTATTAGGTCAACTCATAAAAACGGTTGGTGAGCAAAACCAAAACCTAGTCAACATTCATAAACAAATAAAAGATATTAAAAAAGAAGTGAAAAATGTTCCTGAAAAAGTTACAAATGCTTTATTTGTAGGAAGTACTGCCGAGTTGCAAAAATTGGTTAAGGGAAAGAAAGACGAATAATGGCAGGTGCTCAATTTGAAAGACAGGAAATTGGTTTGATTAATGCCGTTAATAGTGGATATGGTGGAAATAATGGTATGCCATTTACTTTGATAGGAGTCAATGGAATCAGTATAAAGGGTTGTATAAGTGCAGAAAAATATGAAGGAAGAAGTGCGGCAGGCACAGAACCCTATACCGATGTAATCATAAATGTTAGTGGAAATAAAACTATTAATATATCTAATAAAGGCGATGAAGCTCCTTCAATCGCAGGTGGAGGTATTGCAGGACTTGAAACGGCCGTGCCTGGATTAACGAAAAAATTTTTAGAGAGTGCATTATCAGAATATAAAAAAAGAGGATTTATAGAAGGTATGTCTAATGTTCCAGATATGTATGGTAAAGTAAGTAATTCACTAAAAGAAAAAATTGTAGTAGGTAATGTTAGTATGGGAGGACCTATTCATTACATGTATATAGGACCGATGGACGTAACTTTTAGTCAATTTGGCTCTAATGTTAAAGTCAATGGTAAATTATTCGAAGCAAAAAAATATGCAAAAGATAATGATTTATATTTGAGACTCAGAAAAAGAAGAAATGACCAACCTCTAGTTTTAAGTGAAAAAGATAGCAAAGGTCTGCCTTTAATTTTGGGCAAGTCTCCAAGCAGAGGTGACAAAGGTAGGAGAATTGTAACAGTGAAAAAACCACCTCTTAACGCAATAGTTGTAGATATATAATGCCAAGTGATAATTATTTAGGAAATCCTTTATTAAAAGCCGCATATGTTAATTTAGAGTATGATGAAGATACTCTTAAAGAATATGTGACCTGTTCTCAAGACCCGGTTCATTTTTCAAAAAATTACGTAAAAATTGTACATGTTGATAGAGGACTTGTACCTTTTGATTTGTATGATTATCAAGAAGAGATGGTAAATACATTTCACAACAATCGTTTTGTGATATGTAAAATGCCCAGGCAGACAGGTAAATCTACAACTATCGTATCATATCTTCTTCATTATGCCCTATTCAACGAACAATCAAACATTGCAATTCTTGCTAACAAAGGTTCTACTGCGAGAGATATTCTTGAACGACTCAAAACTGCTTATGAAAATTTACCCAAATGGCTTCAGCAAGGAGTTGTGGTTTGGAACAGAGGTAATATTGAGATTGAAAATGGTAGTAAAATTATGGCCGCATCTACTTCATCATCTGCGGTTCGTGGTTCTTCGTTTAATATTATATTTATGGACGAGTTTGCCCACATCGACCCCCCAAATTTAGCAGAAGAATTTTTTACTTCTGTATATCCTACTATTTCGTCTGGTGAAACCACAAAAGTTTTTATTGTTTCGACCCCGAAAGGTTTGAACATGTTTTATAAAATGTGGGTTGATGCGGAAGAGAAAAGAAGTTCTTATGTTCCTATTGAAGTGCATTGGTCACAAGTTCCTGGTCGTGACCAAAAATGGAGAGAAGAAACTATTCGTAATACTAGTGAACAACAATTTGCACAAGAATATGAGTGTGAGTTTATAGGTTCCGCTAATACATTAATTGCTCCCACTAAACTTAGAGCGATGGCATATAAATATCCAATTTCTCAGAAAAATGGATTAGACATATATGAAGATGTCGATAAAAAGCATTCATATGTGTGTATTGTTGATACTGCTAGAGGAAGAGGTCAAGACTACTCTGCGTTTTCTATAATTGATGTAACAAAATTTCCATACATACAAGTTGCAAAATATAGAGATTCAAATATATCTCCAATGATATTTCCAAATGTAATAGAGAATGTATGCAAGCATTATAATAATGCATATGTTCTTGTGGAGATAAACGATATAGGAGGTCAAGTTGCTGATATTATACATTACAATCTTGAATATGAAAATTTATTTAAAACAACTATTCTGGGTCGTTCAGGACAAACTCTCGGTGAAGGATTCGGAAAAGGTTCTCAATTAGGTTTGAGAACTACCAAAGAAGTAAAACGAAAAGGATGCTCTGCTTTAAAGGATTTGATTGAAAGTGACAAACTCATTATATATGATTTAGATACTATAACAGAATTGACCACTTTCATAGTAAAAGGACAGAGCTATGAAGCCGATGAAGGGTATCATGACGATTTAGTAATGACTCTTGTTTTGTTTGGTTGGATGGTAAATCAAAAATATTTTACAGATGTTACTGATTCAGATTTACGAGAAAAACTATATGAAGAGCAATTATTACAAGCAGAACAAAATATGCTACCATTTGGTTTTATAGATGACGGCCGACCGGACGAAAAAGTATCTGAAAGATGGGGTGATACCGAGTGGTTTTATGATAAAAAATATGAGGTCTATAATTTTTAAAAATTAATTTTATAAACTTTATCCGATTTTTTAATTTTTTCTACAAGTATCAAAATTTCCTCTTTCAAATCTGGTCTAAGTCTTTTTAGTTTTTCCAAATATCTTATAGACTCATTAAATATCATTTCTGGATTTATTCTTAGTTCATAAAATTTATTTCTAGTCTCGCTTTTTGTTGTGAGATATAAATGTTCTGGATTGACACAATATGTGTTATTGCAGGATTGATGAACTATCTTGGTATCTTCTATATCTCCTACATAAGCCATGTATGCAAAACGATGTGCAGGTATTGATTTGCCTTCATATGAAAACATGCCATATCCTTGTTTTGTTTTGCTAGCCGTCCAAAAGTGACAATCTTTTGTTTTTATAATTTTTTTTTCGAATCTTTTCTTTGCTTTCACATCAATCATGATTATATTTATATTACAATAAATAAAAAGGTGCTTTTAAATCATCATTTTACTAAATATTCTCAGTAATATTTTACACAGATTTTATTTTGGGAGATAAAATGGCTTTTCAAGTAAGTCCTGGCGTATCAGTCGCCGAGGTAGATTTAACTACCAGGATACCTGTTCC